TACATCGTATGAATTAATTAAGAATTCAAACGGACTTTTTAAATTCCCCTCACTGTCAACTGGGATAATATTCAATAAGCCATCTCTAATTCTTTTTGTGTTTATATAGCTATTACCATTGTTATATACAAAACCCCGACTAATATCATCCCACATAAAAGTATTATCACTAGTATATGGAGCTTCTCCATAATATGTGTCCCACCAATCAGGTTTGTTTATTAGTCCTAATATTTCCCACGGAGTTGTATTTGGGGTCGCGGTGTCATACAAATAATTATACAATCCTCTCCAATTACCAATGGAGTTTTTTGATTTATCGATTTTTAAAGTAGAACCTGCATAATTAAAGGTGTATGGATTAGTACTGACATAATCGTCATGCTCTTGATAATCAATTCTATTAGTTCCTACCCAATTTAAAAATTGTGTTAGGTATACGTTTAAAAAGTCAGTATAAGATACTCCAGTGTCTCTAAAATAACCCGGTGCAACATCATCGTATTCTAACGCTATATCTGAACTTATTTTCAAATTATTATAGATTCTTGTTTCAAACTCTAATAATACACTATCTCTATAATCAGTTAAGAAACCATCAACATATTTTCCATATAATTTATTAAATGAACCATCGTGCCCTTTTATAAAGTAAGTAGGTTTTACATATGAAGTATCATACACAACTTGCGGCAATGACGCAGGATATAATCCTATTTTAGTTGGTGTGTTTGGAACATAACTTCCGTATGTTTGATTATATTCTTTAATGGTTATAACATCGTTGTTGATTAAATCTTTTGTAACAGTTATTTTTTCCTCTGTTGAAGAAATTATATAGTCAACATCTTTTATAAGTTGAATGTATCTAATTGTACCATTAACACGTCTGGTTAAGTATACCAAAACACCATAATAATTAGCTTTAGTAAAGTCATATATTCTAGACAGCGTAAAATTGCTAGTAGAAATGTCAGACTTAAACACATAAGAATTTATAGCTTCAGCGTTTTTATTAGGTAGCATGTCGCTCCAGAAAAACGGATTAGAATTAATTTTAGATTGTCCTATCTTTTCTAAAACATCATCTAAAATATAAGCACTAGTATCTAAAGAATTATAATCATTATTTTGAATTGTTTGTAGAATCAATGCTTTAAATTTTATATATTCAACACCTGAAAAATTAAGTGCGTCAAAGAAATTTACATAAGGATTTCTTAAAAATGCGCCGGCGGCTACAAGTGGAGCACTGTTCTGTACTATTCTCATGCCATATGGAATTACATTACCTAAATCTCTATAATTATTAGATCCAAATGCTAATCCACTGAAGTTCGGACTATTATTACAAATACTCTTATAATGTCCTCTTATGTCACCTAAATTAATAGTAGTTATTTCTGAATTAAATGGATTATGATCCAAATTACTTGGAATTTCATAATATCCAGTTTTACTTGATTGATCACTGTATATGAGTACATCAATTGTAGTTCCTATAAAGGGAGTAGTAGTTAATGTAATAGTAGTTGTATTATCAGTTATAATATAAGAAAATTCTGTTTGCGCTAATCTTACATTATCTACGTAAACAGTTAATACAGGCCACGGAGTAGATGTTTGCACTTTGGCTGCAATATCAAATGTAAATGTAGGTTCTATTGGAATGCTAGTATAGGTTGTATTGAATACTTGGTATTGAAAACTTTCCCCAATAGCAGTTTGCCATCCAATAGCCCTATTATAATTAACTCTATCATAATAATCGAAGACATATCCATTATTAATATTAGAAGTTACGGATAAACTACCATCCACATAATTAAAGGTTTGTGTATTTAATGAGACAGTGAAACTTATATCTCCTAAATTGTTTAAAGAACTATATTTGATTGGAAATTTTAATACTGGATCATCTGTTCCTGTACCTATTGTATATTCAAATAATGTACATCCCTCAAAATCACTACTTGGATAAAAATCTTTATCTCCGTAACTTATATTATTTTTGTCAAAAACATCAAACAACGGAGGTTGATTTGTACGTGTTTTTAATTGTCCTTGAATCCAATTAGTTCCATCAAACCAAAAGGTTTCGCCTTGATAATTATCACCGATAGTAATTACTGTTTGGTCATTATATAAAATATTTCCGTTCTCTATCGGAGTTAATGTAATTACAGGGGTGCTAACTCCGCTTAAACTTTCAAAACTAACAACAAATATTTTATTTCTAATATTTAAATCAGTGTCACCCGCAAAGATAATAGTAGCACCATCAAATATTGCAATAGATTCTCCATTAGGAGAAAAACTTGTTTGTCCTGCAACTTGAGAAAATGCATCAGTTGAACTAAAATCAATAAAACTAGTATTTGGTTTAGATACCGATCCTAAATTATATAATTTTAAATTAGGATAAAATTCTACAATAGGTCTTTTACCGCGTGTATCAGAATTGTTTAATGCATTATAGGTATTTTCAGTAGATTCTGCATATTGTAAAGTAGTATTCAATACATCTATGTGGAACCATCGATTACTGCGACTCCATGCATTTTTATTAATACTATTTCTAGCTATAGTAATATAATCTGGATCTTTTGGATAGAATAACGTGTCTGCATAATTTGTGCTATCATATGAGTAAGTATCAAATGGGGCGGTTGATGACTCACCAAAATCTTCAACAATAGTAAAATCAGTTACAGGTAATAATTGAATACTAGTGCCTACACCCTCAACATAATATTGACCTTGAGCATATTGTTCAGGATATATGTTTCCTGCAAATTCTACTTTTAATCCGTTAGTAAATTTTATATTATTAGGACTAATATATTGTTTTTTACCAAGAATATCATTAATGTCTATATTTGAAGATGTGTTGGAATCAACTATTCTTATAATACCATACTTATTAGAGTCCTCGCTATCTTGATAATAATATGTATCTAATTTAGCAGTTAAGTAAGGTATTAATACGATCTCTCCCAAACTACTTTTTACAAAATTTCTATACACATATTGAGTACCAAAATTTATAGTAATTTTTGTATTGTCAGGCAGTAATCCAGCTTCTACTAAATTAATTACACCGTTGTCTAATACATTTATGGTATAATAATTTTTAGTGACATCTGTATAAGTTGTATATTCAAACGGATCAACATCATATTCACTACCATAGAAACCATATTTGGCTCCTAAGGTCCCTGCAGGATTTCCATAAAATAATAAAGTTTTGTTTATATAATTTCCGATACCACCAATATCATTTAAAATCTTACCTTGAACATCTTCATATTTGAGAGTTGTTACAAGATCAATATTTAAATTTCCGGGAAAATTCCATTCATCTTGTGCGTTACTTAAAGGAACTGTGAACGTTACTAACCCTGTTGATGCACCATTATTGGCAACTCCATACACTTCACGTGTACTAAAATTAGGTCTTGTTACTTCTACTCCGTTGATTCCAACATTAGTTTGTATATAAAACTTTGAATTTTGATTCACTGCAAAAACATAAGTACCTCCACGCACCAAAGTGATTTGCGGATTAGATTGGTCAATGTTAAATTCTTCAGTATCAAAGAAATATTGAGATGGCTCCGATGTTACTGTATATGTTAAATTTTTATACAATTGGTCTTGTGTAATAATAACAGAATCAGGACCAAATGGTAACCAATAATATTGGCTATAGTTAATTATTTTATCTAAATCAACAAAACTATCCCATGAATAAAATTGATTTTGTAATGAATCACTAATGTTCTCACCCAGACTACCTTGTAGTGTTAAACTGTCTAATAATCCTTGATACGTCAATATATCTTTAGCAATACTAGTGTCTGTTTTTTTAAAAACTATACTAGGTTCTAATTGATAATTTGTTCGGGATTTACTTGGTTCCTCTAGATATTTGTCTGTGGTATTAACACCATAACCAAACTTACTACCAATATAACCTTGTATTCTTTTAAAATCTGGTTGTTGTGTTAATTGATCCAGCGTAGCCTGTAAAAACTGACTATTAGTTTTTGTTTTAAAAATTTCCGGTAAGAAATCAATTGTTCTAACTTTTGTTACCATTATTATTACCTATATTAACCTGCTTTTAATTCACTTGGGGTAAGTGCTGTTATTACTACAATATCTGTTGCCTGTGCGCCATTTACGAATATTTCATAAGGGGCACTTTTGATTTCATATAAATCACCAAATGTAAGTAATGGGCTAGTTGGAACTAGAACCACAGAACTTATTATATCTCCTAATTGAGAATGCAAATATGAACTTAATTCACTAAAATAAAATGTGTCTCCAAACGTCCAGTTGTCAATACTAAAATAAGTGTTTAATTCTGTAAGAACATTTGTACGAATTTCACTATCACTTATCGTTGTCAACGGTGATTTAATAACTTTAATTGTGCCTCTTAATTCAGGTGCTGCTTTTGCACCAAATAATGGTTTAAATCTAGCACTGTTAACAACCACCGCATCTGATAACATTTTATATTCATAAATGTTACTATAAGTTTGTGTCAATTCATTAATTGTTGGTCTTTCTGGTTCGATGATTGTATCTGTTGTATCACGTAACCAATTTTGATATGCAGTATAATAACTTTGTGTTAATAAGTACAAATCAATAATATTTGTTGTTGCCGGATCAATTCGTGTTGTGTCACCCGAAATATGTTTATATTGGAAATATAAACCTTGACGACCTGTCTTTTGACTGTAATCTGTAGCTGATATCAAATTAACAATATTAGCACTGGTTGTATCACTTACTGATTGATAAAATTTATCTTCTACAACTGCATAAAATACTTGTCCTACTGGGAATTCATATTTGACAATTGCGATTTCTGATTCTGATGCATAAGCATATACAATGTTACTAGTAGGAATCATCTCAACACGTGACAACAAATTTGCATCAATTATTGTTTGAAAAAAACAATATTTGTCGTAATTACCTGTTCCAGGTAAGTAACCTGTTATAGTAACAAAGAAATCTGGATTTTTATATGATCCAACACTTGTTAAATCAAAATTACTTAATTCAACACCAAAATCATTTATATATCCGTCTGATTCAATTTGTTGACCAAAAACATTTAATTTAATGTCTCCTGATAAAGGATAGTTATTAGTTGGTTGTGAGTTAGCTTTTAAAACAGTAACAGTATCCTGTAGTAATTTTCCACTTAGTGGATCATATATTATTTTATCTCTGTCATATGTAAATCGTACATCATTGACACTAGCGAAATAATAACCTATAGATTTGTAAGTTACCAAATATCTAGTAGAACCCAAACTTTCAAATTTTACCAAATATTCAGTATTATTAAATGTGCTAGTAGACCAGCGTTCTTGATTTGCTAACAAAGAATTATCATAAATCAATGAAAAACTTTGTCCTAATCTAATTTTTGTAATACATTCTTGTGTTAAAGTTGTACCTAAAACATTAGTTAAACTAGGAATAATTACAGATAAAACTGCCCCGTCAGGTATGCTATTAGATAAATTAATAGGTCCCAGTCCATTGTTAAGATTACCTTCGCCATTATTATATCCATCACCTATGACGCTTAACACGCTAGTCCAAATAGATGTAACATCACTCGGAGATGCTAATCCTGCAACTAATTTATTGTCAGTACCAAAATAATATCCAGAAGGGGCTACAAAACCTAATAGTGCGCCTTGAGAAATATATTTTACATTTCCTTGTGCATAGACACCAACTGATATAGGCAATCCATTACTATAGAAATATCCATTACTTTCTCCTGAAAGATTGAAAGTTTGATTCCAAGAAACAATGTCTCCGCTCATTATATATCGGGTGTAAAATTGAGTATAGTATTGATAAACGCGGTTGCCGCCTAATACATCAGGTAAATATTCTGATAGAAAATTTGTAATATCATTTGTTGTTGATGCTGTAAAATTAGTAAAACCATCGTTGGTTACTTCATATAGTCCACCATCATCTGCAAAATCATTTGTACTAGAATATTTTGCACTTGGGTCTAACAAATCAAAATTTCTAGATACACCTACACTACTACGATTAATGGCTTTGCTTTTGATAATTGAACTATAAAGAGTATATGGAAAATTATTATAATCTTCGCCATTAACCATACGATTTTGTGTATAATAGCGTTGTGGAGCACGTTCTTTTATTTCAGGTAATGTTTCACGTTGTTGAGCAGTACTAACAGGTAGTTGTAAACTAATTGTTGCTGTCAATGTTTCTGTTCTATTGCTACGACTTATGTAAGGGATAGAAAGAGTTATACTTTGAAATTCAGACGGATCGATGACATAATTTAAACCATTACTAGAACGTAATAATGCAGTAAATGTCCCTACCGGAACTTCACTAAACACACCGTCACCAAACACATAGGTTACTTGATCATTTGTTCGTGAATTTACACTATATACTTTTTTACCGCTAGTTAATTTTTGCAAACTAGCATTTGCATAAACACTTTCTACTTGTGTCCATAATGTGAGTTCGGTACCTGCTTGATCACTTTGATACAACCAAGTATCAGTGTTATTAATACCTTCAATGTTTACATCAACACTATTATTTGTAATTTGTTCTGGTAAATTAAAAGTATATGAAGTTAATGATCCTTGTTTAAAGTAAATGAAGAATCCTGTATTTGCGCTACCGTAACCTAGTTTATCATTCCTATATAGAATATTAAATAAACTAGTGTTGCCCGGTGGTACTTCGTACATGTCATCACTGTCAACACTGGTTACACTTACACCCTCAAATCCCATTGATATTCCATCTACTGTTGCCCCGAATGGAATTACAGGGGTAGCCCCGTTTGGTAAAAATATACTATACTCATCCGTTTTGATGTTTAAAATTGATTTACTATTTCCAGGTTTTCCAACTTTTTGAGTATCAATTAACGCGGAATTTATTATAGAATTAAATTGTTCTTGCCAATTTGGATTAGATGGATCATTCCAAAGTATAGTTAAATTACTTAGATTTAAATTATTAATATCACGGATTTGTTCTGATGTTGATACTGATACAATTTTTGCGTAACCTTGACCTGCAATATTTCTTTTTGGAGTATAGCTCACTAGGTTAGCTAGTTTGATTACACTGTCTCTACGTTCCGCAGTGTCAATAAAATTTTCGCGGGTATTTAAATCATTACGGAAACTTAATGCTTGGCCCATATAGGCCATAACGTCTAGCAACGCAATATATTCGCTAGATTCTATATAGTCATTAAACGTTTCAGGGTAATAAGTTCGGAGATAATCTACAAAAGTTTTACGTAAGGTATCATAGTCATAGCTCTGAAAATCAGCTTGACTATAATTTTTGTAGATTGATTTCCAATCGTTTACACCAAATATACTTGATTGTCTTGAACTTGTGGCCATACTATAATCTCTTTATAGTATTTATCTATTTGAAAAACACCTAAATTTAGGCACTATATGCTTGGGTCGTGTTTTGATCGAATCTAATAGCTAATTGCTCTACATCATTGAAGGGAGAAATAGCAAACTCAACTTCAACCAGTATACCATTGTCTTGTGGATAAGAAACCACACTGTTTAGAGTTAACCTAGGATCTTGGCCTGCTATCCTTCGTATTTCATTTTCAATTTGGATTTGAACATCTACTGTATTAGGTTCAAACACAAAACTCCATAACGTAGTGCCGTATTCAGGTTTACCGGGCTTTTGTCCCTGGGGAATGTTCAATGCATTGATTAAATCTTGCACTACTAAATCTCTATCGACTGTTCTAAATTTTTTAGTTGGTCTTATTGAATTAGTGACCGATCCGGAACCACCATCACCACTATCAATAAATGATGTTTTACGAACTTGATCTATTTTTTGAGTGTTAAATCCTATAAAAGTAGCCATTTTTATATCCTATACCATATTTATGATGTGCTTGCCTTAAACATCTCTTTGCGAACTTCTTCAATTCTTTGTAAACATTTTTTATAATCAGCTTCTGCGGCTTGTGCTTCAGGAGAACTGTCACCATATATTTTCTTTGCATCGTAGTATTTTTTACGCAATACCCATTTATCATCATCTAATTTTGTTAGCTCAGCCTTTAATGTATCATATTTTTTACCACCTTCTGCTGATTGTTCCTTAGGGGTAGTAGATGTTGCATCAAACGCTAGAGGAGGAATGCCCTTGTCCCCTAACAATTTAGTACTTTGAGCCGATAGTGCTCCGGAATTAAAACTATTTTTTATAGCTGAAGCAATTTTTATATTGACCGGACCTCCTGTACCTAAAGTACTTGCGAGTGTTTTATCTAATGCCTTATCTCCTGCATCAGATATAACACCGGTTAATTTCTGCGGAATATTTGGTTTTAACGATTTAAATTTACTTACTGCTTTATTGAAAAGTCCGGCGACAGATCCCTTTAAACTAAAGTTTGATTTAGATTTATTTCCTGTCTTAAATGAATCTGCCATAGCTGTTGCATTATTTCCACTTGCAATAGCATTAGACGGTTTTATAGCATATGGACTAATTACTCCGCTTAAACTACTTGCACTAACATTAGTAACACTATTAACAGTAGGACTAGTAATTGGGGCATCAACTGAGATTGCTGAAGATGCAGATGTTTTTACATAGTCTACAGTTGAAGCAACTCCGGCAGAAACTGCACTTAATATAACCCCACCTGTTTGTGTTGGGCTTTCATTGCCTGTAATGATACCAGCATCAATCATCGATTTCTCACCCTGACTAATTAAATTGACCGCGGCATTAGATTGTGCTTGTTTGCTATTTAGGAAAGATTGAGTTGATGTAATACCATCTTTACCGGTCCAGCAGTTATCGGGCATAGCTTCATCTAATGTTTTACCTTCATTTATTAATTTATTAATTGCAACATCTGTTCCTGGTTTTAAATAACCAGTTGCAACCAATTGACTTGGATTTAATCCATATGGAGATAGGCTAGCCATTTTACCATTTGCACCCGATACAACACCTGCATTAGTTGCGATAGCATCTTTTGCAGGACCATTGCCGGCATTTACTGCAAGTTGACTAGCTAATGCAACAGTTGATCCTTGATCTAAATTATTGCTTGCATTACTAACTTGCGGGACAGTTGCGGTTACAGAAGGTGTTGTTGTTGTTACTGATGCATTTTGTGTTGATTGATTTACTGATTCAAGACTAGGAGAAGGTGCTGCAGGTAAATTAGCACCTGCATCTAAATTTGTTTTAACATTTACTCCTTTGTTTGCATCTTCCCAAGGAGAATGAGTAGGGGCACGACTTACAATACTTTGTAATTTATCAGGAGTTGATACATATCCCTTTGATGAATCGTACAAAGTATCATAATGGGCAGTTATTGGTAATTGTTTCACTTCTTCTGGGTTCAATGAACCTGAACCTGAATTCAACATTATATTAGGCCCGCCGTTTATATAATTGGTACCACCGCTTTTTAAACTGCTTTCACCTTTACTTTCAAAACTCATTTTACTATTAACTTTAAGAGTATGATTGCCTTTAGTATACTGTTCGAAAGTAGTTCCTGTATATTGAGTAGTTGAGTCAATGCTTTGTGTTTTTAATGTTTTTGCGGATATACTTAATTGATTGGCTGCATTAATATTGATATTATTATCTGCGTGTAAATTCAAATCACCTTGTGTTCTTATATTGACACTATTAGTAGCGTACATGTCAATCGTACCTTCTTTGCCCAACTCAATATAACTTTGTCCGTTTGAATGAATGATGAATAATGTTTGTGCAGTGTCACTCATTAATATCATATGACCAGTGCTTGTTCTAAATCTCAATAATTGGTCTTTTCCAAGTAGGTCGCCGTCATCCATTACGATACTATGCCCACCTAATCTACCAGTTACCTGAAAATTCTCAGCAGGCGTAGATGTGTTTTTAATTGCTTCTTCAATTGGTGGTTGACCTTCTCCTCCGTAACCTCCCTTATAGATAGGTCTGCCGGGAGTACTCATACCAAACACTCTACTTGGGCTTTCACGTGTACTGCTACTAGATATTACGCCTCTTGCAGGGTCTCTGATTAACCCCTGTTTATTTAAAATTGCTGCCTGATAACTATGAATTGGTCTAGGTTCCGTGTTTGGTGTTGAGCTATTATCTTGACCCTTATTTACATCATTATATTCTGTCACTGGCAACACTGATGCCCCACCATAACCTTCAGCTTCACCTGCGTTTGGAATCACAGCTTTAGCACTACCTATAGCAGGAACCATATGTGTCAATGATATAGGCGGTATATTACCAACATAATATCCTAGACTAGGATCACCGTTGATGAAAACACAAATAACTTCTGTTCCAATATCAGGTGGGGTAGCCCAAAAACCATAACTATTGCGGTTGCCTGTGAAAGTGCCGTCGCTATTGGGGCTACCTGTATTAGGTGTATACCCAAAGAAAGGACTAGAATAGCGAACAGTAGTCCAATTGTCAGGATCATTTTCATCGTATTCATTTAACCTTTTTAAATAAACTTGAATTTTTCCTGATCTTAAATTATCTATGTTATTCTTTACAATACCTATTATAGGATGAGGATATAATATAGCACTGCCACGATCATCGCGGTAGTTGCTTAATGTACCCCGTTGTTTAATGATATTTTCATTACTCATATAATATTATTTTCCTTCAAGCCGGCCAGTCGCACTGCGGCTAGGTTTGGCAGAATCTTTTTTGTTGACGGCAGCAAGTTTTTTTCTATATTCTTCCAATTGAAAATTATTTACTTTGTCTAAATTTCTAATTTTTACTGGTGCATTATCATCATTAACTGTTTGTGTAAATCTTGGTTTATAGTTTTTCATTCCGGCCGCACTACTTGAAGTAGTTGATGGTGGTTTACTAGGTAGTTTAGGCTTAGAAACAATGTTTGGTTTAGTTTTATTTGCATTTTGTCTTAATAGTCTGTTAACTTCAGCTTGAGATTGATTCTCATCTGCACGTAATCCACCACCACCTCCTGCACCTTTTGGTTGGTCTATAAATGATGGTATTACTGATTTTAATTCTTGCTTAAAAACACCACCTGAAAATCTACTTGTAACTTGGGTTAACATGTAAACCATTCTTCCATTTGTTCTTCGTTGGATCTCTGAGTCTTGTGGGTATGTCCAAAATACCACATTATCTTGTGGCTCTAAAATTCCCCAGTATGTATCATAATCTTTTACTTGTTTAAATCCTATCTCTATGAAAACTTCACCACTATTTGGATTAATTGTAAAATCAGGACCATAAAATAATTTAAACATATTTGCCGCGTCGCCGGCTTGACCAGGCATTAGATAATCCGGATCACCTAAAATAGTTATTGTTGCATTTAATAAATCTGTAGGACTATACAAATAACTTTTAAGACTATTAACTAATTCATTTGTACCTGGCAATTTGTTTGTAGAATCACCATTTTGCCCTGGTTCTCTACTATTACGTACAGAATCATTGGAATTAGTAGCATTTGGGGCAGAACTAGCTAAAGACCCTATGTTATAATATGCTAAATTAAAAGTTGCATTGAAATCTATAATCTCAGTATTATTACCTGAATAGTAATATTCATAAATTTTATGAGGGCCGTGATATTTCAAAGTTTTATTTAAGTATAATGTTTGAACATGAGGGATTCTATACTTTATGACATTGTAAGTGATTTCGTGTGCATATTGATTTCTTGCTTTATCATATCCAATGATTTTAACCATGGGTCTTGTGGTGTACCAATATAAATCTAACTGTTCAGACGTAGTTTGCACTGACGAATCATTTGGTTGTTTCTTTTGAAGTTCTTCTTTTTCAAGTTTGTTTAGTGAATTTTTTATGAATGTACTCTGAGTTATGATAGCTTCAATTGCAGTTAATACTGATGAGCCTTCAGCAATCTTAATTATTCTTTGATCTTTTGTAACTGATTGGGTACTTATTTGAGCAGTTCGTTCATTAACTTGACTAGCGTAACTAATTCCAGTAGACGATGGAGTATACGTTTTTACATAGTAATCTTGATCAACAATCAATGCATCTGCAATACCCGATTGGTCTTCAAACATAACTTTATATACATCAGCTATTTCTTGCGGAGCTGACGATTTAGGATCTTTTGGTGCTATTGTTAAATCTTTTTGTTGTTTATTAACTTTATCCAGAAGAGAATTTATAGCATTACTAACTGTGTCTGACACGATTTCAAATCCAGTTTTAATAACTCCCTTTTCAGATCCATACCCGATATTTTCATTTAGCATTTTTGCCTCAATATCATATACAGTAACCTTACCATCTAATTTAAAAGTAAGTTTACTGAAAATAATAGGGAAGGCTCTTTCAAAATTTGAATTACTATCAGTTTTAGTAGAGCTATTAGAATTAGGATCAGATAAATTTTTGACTAATTTACCTTTTTCGTCATA